TGGAGAGAAGAATCAAAAACTGTTCGTTCACATGAAGCAGTTCGATTGGGACTATTTGCTACAATTGGGATCGGATGATTTCTTGCTACCGGGTGGGGCCGAAGCGATCGTGTCCTACATGGAAAAAGGTGACGAATTTGCTTGCTTTACTGAATTGTACTTTTTCAAAATATCCGATGGGTCAGGAACTCTATTGAAAGGGTATCCATGCGGAGCGGGTCGGTTTATGAGTCGTCGCATTTGTGATGGAGTCAAAACCATGTGGGTGTTTGCGTCAATTGGAAATGATGGGCGATCGGCAGACAGGATCTATCGGAAATGGAAAATTGAACCCAAGAAGATGAAAGGCGCATTTATTGCCGACATCAAATCGGATGTAAACGTTACCCCTTTTTTCCGTCATACAGATGACGAGTATTGGATGAAGGACCATGTTCCCGAATTTGAACTGCTTTTGCCATGATCACACTTAACGGAAACGGAAGTCAGCCTCAAACGTTTGTTGCCACTTTGCAACAAGCAAAAGCGTGGTTGACATTGCCCATCTCACATTACCTTTTTGAAGTCACCAACATGGCAAGTGATGCGGTTTATTACTTCATCGCCAACGTGACGGCGGACAATTTGCGGTACACAGAGGTTTCTTTTGACTTTAGCCAAGACGATCAAGTCAATGGCAAGGTAAAAATCGAAAGCAGAGGTTTGTTCTATTACAAAGTATTTGGGCAAAATTCAGCGACCAACCTTGACCCAACCAACGTGGTTGTGGCAGGTGAGGTGAATCGCGGTACTTTGCGAATTACAGGACAAGAATTGGCGGACTTTCCGACGATCAGCATTCCGGATAACGTTATATACTACGAATGACACGCAACTTGGAACATATCGCCTTGAGCAGTTACGAATCCAAATCCTATTCGGAAGTGACCCATCAAGAAGGTTTTGTCAGCTATGGAGCCGACAACCTTTTTCCGCAATACCTCATTGACCTGTACCAATCAAGCCCAACCCATACGGCTTTGATCACGTCAATTGCTCAAATGATCTATGGCGAAGGGTTCATGCCGCTTGATTTGGACAGCAGATTGGCATTCGATTCATGGGACATGAACGACCAACTCCGCAAATGCTGTCTTGACTTTAAGATCCAAGGCGGATTTGCTCTTGAGGTTCAATGGTCGCTTGATCGTTCAAGAATCTCAAATGTGAGCCATTTACCGTTTGAGAACCTTCGTGCGTGTGAAGTCGGCGAAGATGAAAAGGTGTATCAGTACAAATATTCCACGGATTGGAAAGATGACAGCGTGGAGGTACAAACCATTCATTGCTTTAGTCCGGATTACAAAGACGAGTGGCCCACCCAAGTTTTGTATGTCAAACCTTTCTCGCCGGGATCATTTTACTATCCCAAGCCCGATTACATTGGCGCGATCAACTACGTAGAATTGGAAAAGGAAATTGGGATCTATCACATCAACAACATTCAAAACGGACTCAGCCCAAGTTTCAGTATCCATTTCAAAAATGGCATTCCGCCTGTCGAAGAACGCAACCAAATCCGCAATGACATTGAGGCCCAAATGACCGGGACCAAGGGCGCGGGAAAGGTGTGGATCACATACAGCGATCTTCCGGAGCAAAAGCCGGACTTTGAGCCGATTCCGCTATCCGATGCAGACAAACAGTATCAATTTTTGAGCGAAGAAGTAACTTCCAAGATTATGATCGGTCACCGCGTGACCAACCCCATGATGTTTGGCGTACTTGTTCCGGGCAAACTTGGCGGGTCGACTGAATTGGAACAAAGCAACCAAATCTTTTACGATCATGTGGTGGACCCCATGAGAAAAGTGGTTTACGAATCGGTTGTGATTTTGTTGGAAGCGTCAGGCCTCAGTTCCAAAATGCAGTTTGACAAACAAAAAGAAGAAAAGACAGAATGTTCTTCGCATCACGTCGAATTGGATGGGGCCATTGATCACCTTGAAGAAGTCGGAGAGGACGAAGACCTCGAAGAATGGGAGTTAATCGACTCACGACCCTACAATGAAGCCACAGAAGGTGATCACGATGCTTTGTGGGAGTTTGCTTCGGCCCGTGTACCAAGTTCCAACCCAAGTGCGTCTTCATACCAAGACAGCGATCTGATCAAGGTTCGCTACACGTACGCACCAAAAAGCGTGGGCAATGGCGCAACGGGTAAAAGCCGCGCGTTTTGTTCCAAAATGGTGTCGGCGGGCAAAGTGTACCGCAAAGAAGACATTGAAGCCGCATCCAAAAGAGCGGTCAATCCCGGTTTTGGGCCATATGGTTCAAATACTTACGATCTGTTTCTTTTCAAAGGCGGTCCAAATTGCTACCATTTTTGGGAGCGTCGGACATACCTCAAGCGCAACAATTCACGGATCAGCGTAAACGAAGCCCGTCGAATGATCAACAAATTGCCCGTAGATCAAAGGGATGCAGCACGAATTCCAACCAACGCTCCGCGCGTTGCACGTCGTCCCATTGATATGCCCAACCAAGGCTACCTAAAACCAAGATAATGGCACTCACAGCAGAAGTCCTTTTTATCAATCCCGACTATTTTAAACGGGTGACCCAATTGAGCGGATCAATCGATGAAAGTTGGTTTGTGCCTCCGATCATTTTGGCCCAAGACAAATACCTTCAAGTGTACCTCGGAACACAGCTTTTCGAAAAGCTTAAAACGGAAGTTAGCCAAACAGGTGGACCCACAGGAAACTACGCCACATTATTGGACACGTATGTCCGCAAAGTCACGGCGTGGTGGAGCATGGTTGAATTGATTCCAAGTCTCTATGTCCAAATGGACAACGGCGGTTTGGTCATTCGCACGGCAGAAAATACGCAAGCGATCACGCCCAACGATTTAAACAGGCAAATTGAAGGCGCGAGGAATTCAGCGCAATTCTATTCCAAGCAGATGTATCGCTACCTGTGCGACAATGAAAGCCTGTTTCCGGAATATTCAGCCAACACCGGGTCAGACATCCAACCTGAATCTGCATTGTATACCCAAAATGGGTACACGATCACAGGCACATACCCGTCTAAAAATTGGCGCGAATTCATTGGATGAGAAAGGAACGACAGGAAAATATTACCAAGCTGAAAACGTGGCTGAATGAACGAGGTAGAAAAGGAGATATTGGACGCGTTGGCGAGGGTGGAAACAAAACTCGACTTCCACAAAGAAGCGTTGGCGGATTACAATCTGAGGATAGCAAGCCTTGAACGCAAATTTTGGGCAACGCTTGGGGCCGCCGTCCTGTCCATTGCCGCTTACATCAAATCCATGTTTGGATGACATATTTTACTTTCAGCGAATTCGACAGTCCCGATCAACCGGGATCAGGCAAGAACATGGATGCCACCTTGCTTCAAATGCTTGACCTTGCCCGCGAATTGTACGGAAAGCCCATGGTCGTCAATAGCGGTTTCCGCACAGAAGATCACAATATCAAGGTAGGCGGAACAGCAAAGAGCAGTCATCTTAATGGGTTGGCTGCTGACATTCGTTGCCTTAATTCATCCGATCGCTTTGCTATGCTCGAAGCGTTCAAACAAGTTGGTTTCAATCGGTTGGGCATAGCCGCCACATTTATTCACGTCGACACAGACACAACAAAACCGCCCAATCTCATTTGGACGTACTGACACACCATGCAAATTTTTCTTGACAATTGGAGCCTGATCGTTTTGGGCTTGTTCGCATTCTTGGACATCATCGTTTCCTTGACTCCTTCAAAGAAGGACGACAAAATTTTGGGCTACCTCAAAGTCATCATCAATGCCTTCACAAGTAGGAAAAGACGAAAATCGGAGTAAATTAGCTTCGTTCATGGCGGTCTCTGTTCGCCTGTTTGTTTTGTAGGAAGGGGTGAGGAATTAGCCCTTACCCCTTTCGCTTTCCAAAAAAAAAACACCCACCCCGTGAAGGGCAGGTGTATAGGACGCGCGTGATTGGATCAATATTCGATCCCGTGCGTATCCATTATGACTTCAAGTGCGGCGCGTTCGATCGTTTGACTTTTACGCAAGTGTTCAACCGTGTCCAAACTCAACCATTTTGTGGTTCTTTCGTGGTATTCTTTGAGGCGATTCAAAGTCCAAGTAGTGTGTTTGGCGTTGTCCAATCTATGGATAAGTAATGCCATGCGATAATTGACTTCCCGCATGGTGACATTTAAGTCATGCATCATTTGAGCCGTGTCGATGAGAATTGCTGTGTTCATGGGGGTTTTGTTCTTTGGGATCATGATTGTTTTGTGTGTCACTTTGTGAAATGCCGCAAGGCGTAGGGATTACGCGCCCCACTCCCAAACAGAATTAATTTTGTACGGGACCTTTTCCAAAGATCCGCGGCAAAAGTCAATCAATGCAGATTCTTTCCATGGGCTAACTTTTACAAGGGTGTCCGTTTCAGGGAAGTATACACCGTGCTTCCATTCAGTGCCGCTTTTGAGAGTCCATTTGCCAAGATCAGCGGTGGCGGTTTTCATTGTTTTGAATGTGAGACGTTTTGCAGAGGTGAGGTCAATAATATTCATGGTTGTTTTGTTTTGGGGATTAGACAATTTCGACGAAAATTGAACCTTTTTCTGTGTCAGCGTTTGACAGGTGTTGAATGTGAAAATGTGAAAGGAAGCAAGAATCGTAGGTCGAAAGATGAAAGGCGATGTGATTTGCCCAATATTCGATGGTGAATCCATTCAATTCATCTGATTTGATCATGCCCGTAGCAGTGAGAATTGAAGCAACTCCTTTGGGAGTAATTTCGTCGTTCGAATTAATGGCGAGTTCGACGATTTCAATTTTCGAAGAGGTGTGGTTTGTTTCATTGTTCATACTTCAATATATGGAAGTATGTCAATAGAACCAAAAGAAACGCGCCTTTTCTTGAAGTTTATTTTTCTTCTCGTGTTCGGGCGATTGATCGCTCCGACTGATACACAAAATCATTCAGCGTCTTCAGCAAGTTTCTTGCGCTTGCACCACAGCACCCGATCCCGCGCCGCTGTTGTCCGGTGATCTTATTGTAGTATTCCAACAATCGCTTTTGATCGTGCGCCGTAAGCGTGTTGGGTATCGTCTCAACAAATTCCTTGATCGATTGCAATTCACGTTCTGAGATGTGCGTCGACCACATTCCCAACGGGCAACTTGCCACACGCAGACCAACCTTTATGGGCATGATGCACCCACACAAATCCTTTTCTTGATCGTCAACCACAACGGTCTTTCCTCGAATCAACGGGCCACATGATGAGGTGGATTCCACAAAATGGTCGCACGATTGGCAAATGACAAGCCGATCGGATTTGGTTTTACCGCTGACGAATAGCATCTATGATTTGTTTCTTGCTTCGGTGTATGGATTGATAGAGCGCACCCACGCCAATTCCTGTCTTCTTCGATACCTCGGCCATCTTCCAACCCTCCAAATACAGGTTCATTAGTTCACGATCAAACCAAGACAGGCGATCAATGACCAACTGCATTTGTTCACGTTGAATGGCGATTGTCAAATCCACTTCCGGTGCTTCAATGTCGAATGTGACACCTTCACGAATTCGATAGATTTCTTTGAATTTGCCCCGCGTAGCTTCTCGGAACATTGCCACACTTACATACGCCATGGGATTGTTGACCTCATCAAAATTGGTTTTGATGCACCGAAAATAAACGTGGTGTGTCAGATCGTGTGGGTCGCGCGAATGCCTCCGAGCAAGCCGAACTACGTTGGAATACTTCTCAGAGAAGAATCTATCCCATGCCTTTTTGCTCCCGGAAGTCTTGGACACAGNTTTTGTAGTGTTCGATTTGGATTTGGTAACGAATGCGATCCCATTTGGTTCCTGTGCGTTGCGCCTTCAACCACAATTTGTCNGCCGTTCCTTCGCCATGAAGTCGATTGATTGCAATGCCATGCTTGTATTGCTCACCCGCCCGAAAACCGTTGCAACCTTTGCATTGAAGGTTGACATTTTCCGGCATGAANCGGGTGTTCAAATANGTTCGACTNATGAAATGNCCGGCATCTGCTTCTTTCCAAAACACTCGCTTTTCGCAAGTNATGCAATGCCCAAAGCCATCGTCATCCGAATCCCGAAGACGAATGAACANNCTNAACCATTTATCNAGGTTANCCTTNAGCTTTGATATTCCTTGCTTTGTCCCTTTCATGCATGGCTTTTTTCTCTTCGGGGCTGATTTTGGAACCGCGCGTGATCGCTTCTTCCATTGACAACATCCGAATGGGCAACGTTTTGGCAAATTCTGTCAGCATTCCTTTGGGTATGGATGCGCCGTCATTTTGCCTTGCCCCTGATTCTCGATAGGCACAAGATACGTCTGTGTCATACTTGCGCAGAATTTCAATGATCGTAGGCGTATCCAATCGCCCATATAGTTTATGCTCACCGCGTCGAATCGATTTCAAGCAATATTGGATTTCTTCAATTTTGAGCGTTCGAAATATGTCCACGATGTCGTCCACTGCATCTTGCAAGTCTTCGTCTGTGTTCCATGTTTTGCCATTGCCAATGCGAACCGATCGCCAAAGGCGTTTCATTTCTGCAAACAGAAGAATCTTGGTTTGGGCGCGATCAATTCGCAACGCTTTGGATATTGTCAAACCTTTGGTGAAGCAATCCTGTGGCGTTGCATCCACAATCCAATCTCGATTAGCTATCAGCCCATTCAAGTGTTCGGTTTCGGTCAATTGGCTGATGTCGTTCCGAAGAATCAGATTCTTTGGGGTAAATGCCTTTCCAACCTGATGCGATCGAGTTTCCGATAGCGAGGATGGCAAGCCGTGGGTCTCCTCCTGTGTCATTGTGTAATTTATGGATAGTGGTCTGTTCTGAAATTTTGCTTTTGTATTTGAAGCGATGTTCTTCCGATTTGTACGTCTTCCACATCATCCATGCTTCTCGAAAATCATTCGAATCAAACGATTCCGGCACTTGTAGTTCATTGGTACTTTCAAGTGTGTTTTTAGTCTTTGTCTTTATGGGTTCTTTCTGACCCAACTGATCGACTCGATTTGACCCAACAGATGGCTCAATTTGAACCTTCGGATTGTCACAATTTGAACCCACAGATGGTTCACGGCTTTGAAGGTGTCGAGTGCGTCCATCGTAAGATATTTGCTCGATCATGTTCTGCTTGATCAACTTTGAAAGCGAACGTTTGATGGTGCTGACCGACACGCCCATATCTGCAGCAATCGTTTCGTTGGCTTTAAAGAACGTTCTTCCGTTCCCTGTGAAGGAATCAATTTCGGAATAAAGCATCTTCTCCACTGCGGTCAACTCCGTATTGAGCCAAACCGCCGCAGTGATCCAAACGCCCTTAAACTGCCTTTCCATCGATCACGATCTTCACAATCTCATATCCCAATTGGGCGGCAACGTAATTCACATGCTTTGTGGTCGTCGTTGACCAACGTCCAAACGTGTGAATGGTCTTTGTGGCATGATTGATTTCAGCCACAATTGTGTTGTAGCTCAAAATGTGATTGCCATCCACCTTCAGGTTTGTTTTGTACTTCTTAAAATTCATGCTTGCTTGTTTTGGATCAATTCGTCTTCTGTGCAGGTCACAACCGCCACAAAATAATGGGAAGGGACCATTGTCTTGGTCGTGATTTCGGGAATGTACTTCAGCGCACCACGTGGGTTTTTGGTCACCCACGATCCCACGGTCTGTGGGGTGACACCCAATTCTTCTGCAAGTTTGTAGTTGCTGTGGTAGTGCTTCTTGATGAAGTTCTTGAGCGTGTTCATGATTCGCTTTTGAGTTCGTTGATCAATTCTTGACGCAATGACAGCAACGCTTTGGCTGTTGACTTCAACCCGCCGTCTTTGAAGTGTGGCTTTGCAGAGTCACCCAACAACGTCAAAGCCGAAGTGATCGCCCAAGATGTATCGATCTTCCATTGGATTTCAGGATCGTTTTTGCCACCAACATTGGGAGTGAATCCACCCGGCTTGCCAATCTTTAGATTGTCGCCATATTTTTCATTCACCTCTCTATTGGTGATTTCCACCTCGTCGCCAACTTTCCATTTGTCGGGTGATTTCATGTTGACGTATCCGGGCTGTTCGGAGTCAAATGCGATCAAAGACTTATACATAGGGCCGTGATTGCCTTCCCATTGTTTGGCTTCGTGAACTTTAGTGATTTTGGGCATGGTGTTCTTTTTCAATTGTTGTGTTGATGTCTCGAATGGTGCTTTCCAATTGGAACAAGAGGTAAGACAGGCCTCGCTGGTTTTGTTTTTCCGGGTATTTTTTCTCCGCCCACAGATAAAAGGATCGAACGTCCTCTTTGAGTTCAATCAATCGTTCCATTCTGTGAGGTGTTTTGTGACTTGCTTCCAATCCACGTCCTTCATGTCGCCAAGTTCCATGTCGGGCGTTCCGTATGGGAACAAGTCCATGAACAGGCAATAGACCTTTTTCTCAAATGCAATGCGACCGGAAAACCATTTCACGAATTCGCTGATTTGCTTATAGATCCCTTCATCATTGGATGCCCACAACATAATATTCCATGTGGCCCAATTGGTGTATCCGTTGTAGCCTTTCATGCTTCGGAATCAATGTAATCAGCGACATCACCACCCAACTGCGTCAATGCGTTAAGTTGCTCAATGGCATCATTCATTTCTTTCTCGTGGTAGTTCATGGCCCACTTCAAGCTGTCAATCAGCTTTTTCATTGAATCGTTCATTTTGTGCGTTTGTTTCATGGTGCAATCTACGGAGGAATTGCATATCTCAGCTGTTTCTAAAATATTTTTTTAGTTGTCAAGTTTGTCCGTACATTGCGACAACAAACAAACAGACATGAAGATTGAAGTAAAAGGACAACAATTTGAAGTGACGATCCAACGCGGTTATGGGTTGACGTGCGCTTCATGCCAAGTAAATGGCGAACGCATTTCCACAGGTGATCTACACGGCGACACGGCGGCAATGACAGGCATCCGAAACCTGATCGAAGGTGCGATGGCTCGACAATTGGAACCGCTTGACTTGGACACAATGTTTCAAATCAATTGCATCGACTGATGAAAGATTCAAGACTTTCCTACAGCGCGTTGAAGGCGTTTGCCAAATCGCCCAACCATTTCATTTATTACAAAACCAAGCCACAACCGGACGCGCAACACTTTGCGTTCGGTCGTGCCACTCACGGGTACATTTTGGAACGTGACAAGTTCGAAGATCAATTCTTGATCATGCCCAAAGTTGATCGTCGCACCAAAGCCGGAAAAGAACAATACGCGGAATTGATGTCCAATGCAGGAGAACGGCAATTGGTTGACGAATCGGACATGGCGACCATTCAAGCTATGACGTATGCCGTAAACGAATCCGGCAACGCGATGCAATTGCTTTCCAATACACAGCGCGAATTGCACAAGGAAGGCGACATTCAAGGCGTTCCTTTTCATGGGTACGCGGATGCGGTCAATGATCAATACGCGATCGACCTCAAAACGTGTCGCGATGCATCACCGGGTGCTTTTATGCGTGACGCTCACAACCTCGACTACCATTTGCAAGCGGCAGTATATCGGGCGCTGTTCAATGTCGATCGGTTCTATTGGATCGCAGTTGAAAAGGAAGCACCTCACAATGTGTCGGTATATATGCAAAGCGCAGACGCGGCACAGAAGTCGGATCACTATTTGTCTCAATTGATCAAAAAATGGAACGCATGGGATGGAAACCCACAAGCATACAGCGACGACATCCTGACTTTGGATCTTCCAAGATGGGCGTAAAATCGACCGCATACCCGCCCGGAAAGAAGTTGTCCTTTAATGAATGGCAAAAATACCTTCAAGAACAGAGGGAAAGTTTAAGGAAGCTGCATCGTGGGTTTTAACTTGCACCAAACAAACAGAACATGACAAGAGCACAAATAGCGGCATTCATAGAATGCTCGATCAGCGGTAAACGCAGAACACAACGACACAAAGTCTACCACGCCATCGCGGAACTCGGCGCGGATACATTGGACAAGATCCAACCCATTTATGCCCCAATGAAAATGGCAAGCGTAGCGGGCAGGTTGTCAGAATTGCTTGACCTTGGGTTGATCAAGGAAAGACGCAATGATCCGGGACATTTTGAAACGTGTTTGACTTGGCCCGAAGTCCAACAGCAAAAAGACAAGCGTGATCGGGAGCGATACGAGAAATGGAAGCACCTTGGCGAAAAGGAAGGCTATTTTTCCTATATGTACGCCGACCTCAATCCATCTGCTGTGGCTCAAAACATGGTCAAAGCATCTTTGTCATGAGTTACACCAACAAAGAATATCAAGCGATCATTGACAACGTGGCGACATATCGCAAGCAAGCCAAGATCGAGCATTTCAGGAAGAACCCGGCCACGGGTGAAGTCGAATTGCACGAAATCGAAATGTCTTCCCGATTGGAAGGTAAATTGGACGGCATCATCCAAAGTCTTAGAACAAATCAAATCCTCAATGACGACGAAGAAGACCCAATCGTTGGTTCTGCTTGAACGCAACCCACGGACGATCAGCGACGAAAAATTTTCCAAGCTGAAATACAGCATCAGCAACTTTCCGGAGATGTTGAAAGCAAGACCCATCGTGATCAATCAACGCATGGAGGTTCTTGGCGGAAATATGCGCGTTCGAGCAGCACGTGAATTGGGCATTGAAGAATTGCCGTGCATTCAGGTTGATTGGACGGAAGAACGGCAGAAGCAATTTATCATAAAAGACAACGTAGGCTTTGGCGATTGGGATTGGGACATTCTTGCCAATGAATGGGACGAGGCGGAAATAGCGTCGTGGGGCCTTGACGTATGGCAACCGGA